AAGTTCGAGTGAGACCAGACTTATATCGACATCAGGAAATACCCAGACTGATATGGTCATGTCCTGATTATCCACAATCTGCATGCTGAGTCCGGAACCGGCCAGCGCTGCATTCAGAATGGGAGGCAGGGTGTCGTTCTGGCCATTCCAGTTATTTATAGCGATTTTGGCTTTCAGAATAACGCGATACACGTCGTCACTCAGACTGGTAAAGCCGGCATCAGGATCATATGGCCCCTGCCAGACACCCTGATCCCACCCGAGGTCGTCCGTATCAAACGAAAAATAAATGCCCGAAATTGGCTGGCTGACGATGCGCGACCGCCCTATCCACTCGCCGAGAGTATCCAGCTGCTTTCCCACAGCTGTGTCGATATCGAAGGCTGTAAGCAATCCGTTCAGGGCTGTAGATACATCGGCAAATGGACGTGTAGAAAGGTCTACATGGGCAACAAATTTAGGCTTTCCGGCATGATAGTTGGTAATCAGATCGGCGTACTTGCTCATGACGTCACCGTAATCGCGATGTTGTCCACTGAACACGTTACGGCCTCGTTATAGGCTGTGATGATGTTGGCGGCAGTCACTCCACCAGCGGTCCGCCCGATCAGGAGACTGTTGATGTCGTAATACCGGCTTTCACCGCCGCTCATCACACCCAGGTTAGCGGGGGAATACACACGGGAAAGCAGGACATCATCACCTATTAAAAGCGAATTGATGTAAACCGCTATCGCCGTTTTTATGTCGTTTCCAACCTGCGTTGTGTACCCAGTGAAAACTTTAAGCGTGATTGCCACGAATACCGGCACCGGCGAAGGCCTGGAAAAATAAATCGTATGCGGGTTTCCCCAGAAATCAGGCACCACAACCGACGTGCTACCAAAAGTTGATACGCCCTGTCCCTTTTTACCCCTAATGGTCTGCGCAACTGCAGTAACGTCACCACCGTCAACAATAGCCGCAACAGAATGCGCCGGAAGGCCGTTTGCATCCTGACTTCCTGTGTCATTTTCATAGAGCTTGTGACGTGTCACACCTGCCACGTTTGCAATTGCCCCGTCCAGCGCGGCGAAAGGGGTAAGAGATGGCAGCGCAACGCTCTGACTCTGGCGGATACGCAGTGCAGAATCCTGCTCTATAGCAGTACCTACCGTCGCCGCTGACGGGTTGGTAACCGATGTCCAACCGCGAGTCGGCGTGCTTATCTGGGTAATGGTCCCCGGCATGGCAGCCACTGCGCCAGGCGTCGCACACGTAGCCGTTACTGTCACCTGTCCATCAGGCTGTATGGTTACAGATGCTGGCAGGTTCCAGATTATGTTGTTTGCATCTCGTACTGATCCATTGGTGATAGTCTGGCCGGCAGTGCCAATACAGACCAAATCCACGACAGAACGCGTCTCGCCATTACGGCCAATACCGTTAATTTTGACGTTACGTGAAAGTGCGTCGCTCATGGCTGTTGACGGGGAAAAGGAGTTGTAAACCTGAATCGCGGTGTTGTTTGCGTCATGAATGGCCAGCGCCACCAGCGCTACCATCTGGCCGTCTTTACTGTCCGGATCAAGATAGGCATCAGTACCGTAAATCTGCTTGAAATAGCTGGTGATGGTGGACAGAATTGCCTGGTAATCAGGCGCGCTGATCCCCTGGGCGTTTACCGTTGCCGATAAACCCAGCGTGTCTAAATTGAGAGCCATTACGCCTCGCTGTTAACGGTCGTTTTCCCGTAGATGGTGTCGATCGTCGCCGTGAACGTCACCCGGCGCGTTGTGGTGTTGAGGTCAGTGTTGAAGGAGATAATTGATTTAACGCCCTGGGTTTCAAGGATGCGCTGGCGTATGGCGAGGCTGTACGTTTCCGGCTTCTGCTTACCGAGTACCGACTGTATCCATGGCGTTCCCGCCGTGGTATCAAGGAACCACTGACCGTACCAGAGCATAAAGCGCGTTTTCACTGCCTGCGCCACCGCCTCGGGTGAGTTAATCAGCCAGGTGTCATCGCCACGGCCAAACGTATAGTCGCCGTCATCATCTTCGCGCCGGTATCTCATTGCGGGCCGCCCGTCTGACTGCTGCCCGACTGCACGCCAGAGTGAACGTGTCCGGTCTGGCTGATGCCCTTCGCTACCTGATCGCCGGTTGATGTCACGCTACCGTTAACCTGAACGTTGCCGTTCACTGTAAGCAGTGGCGTGGTGATGTTCACGTTGCCGCCCTGCATCAGTTCGATAAAGCTACTACCATCGTCGGTGCGAACCTGCACGGATGTGGTGCTGATGCCGGATATCTTCTGCGCCTGTGACTGTGGGCCAACGATGGCAAAGGCATCAGATAAATCATGCTGACGTGGATCGACCGGCTCCTGAACGCCGCCGTTCTGCCACCAGAAATCGATGCAGCGATCGGAGAAAATCACCAGACATTCATCGCCGGCTTTAACAGGGAAAGTGATGGTGCAGCCGCCGCCGCGGGGAAAGATAACAGGTACATCAGTAAGCAACGGTAGCGGCGCTGATTGAAGCTGCCCTTTTTCATCTACTCCCTGACCTGCAATCGCGGGCTGAATCGTGCAGGTGCATGTCGCCGGATCGAACGACTGGACAATTCCGGGCAGGGAAACGCGCAACATGGAAAATATGGTGTTGTACAGATGCGAACTCATGTGCTCGCTGCTGCCAACCTGTGAATTTAACGAAACGGGCATTGGCTTTTCTCCGGGCATAAAAAAACCCGCCTGAGCGGGTATGAGAATCATTACTAATGCTTCATTGCTGCAAAATTAATATTAAATCTGTTTAACCATAGAGATTAAGCAAGTTGATTACTAGTGCTTTCTTTGGAGTAGTAAGACTCATCGTACCATGAGAAAAATTCATACATGGTGAATTCTCGAATTGGTGGATAAGTCTGCTCAAATTTTTGAAATATATGCAACACACCCATCATGCAACTTTCGACAATGCTTTGGGCTTTTACTTCACGCTCCGAATCGTTCTGTAAGCTGACATACTCAGCATCTAATGTTGCATCATCCGCAATTGACGACAAAAGTCCCATGTCTAAACTAACTCCACGGTTTTCTAATATATTAATGTAACGTTGTAGTTGGCTAGACTTAGCTAAAACATTAAGCAAATACTTGCGATAATTGTCGCTACCATCGTCCTTAGGCACCCAGTAATTCACTGATAATTCAGCGATTTCATTTAGCAACTTGACGCTACTGTCTACAATAGATTTTGTCTCGTTCCGGGTCGCTATTCTTTGAGCGTTAAAAAAAACAACTTTCCAACCCAACAAAACTAGCGCAGGGCCTAAGAAAGTGAAAAACAATGTAGTAGTCATCAGTTTTGTGTTCTCAGCTCGCTTTTTCAGGTTCTGCTTTGTCAATAAACCTTGAAATTTGTTTCTTATAGAATGGTAACTCACTCTTAACAATCAAAAGTTTTTTTAGTTTATCTTTTTCGATACCTTCTTTACGAACCAAGCCCCCAAAAGCCTCTTCAAGAAAAGAAGAACCAATTGCCAAGGCAATGCCGTCAAAATCAACTTCAACAGGTGCAGTTGCATTTTTGAAAGCAGGCACTAGGCATTCCTTGCGGAAACGCTCAGCGCTATTAGGCCCATCTGAAGCAAACCGCCCAAATGGAACTTTTGAAAAGTCCTTATATATCAACACTTTGCTCATGTTAACCTCCAGCCCTTTTTAACGACCATTGTACCAGCGTTCCCGGAATATGGTCAGGTAGTGGTACACAAACTGGGTCATCATCTGATGAAGTATACTCATACATTGCGATACCTGTGAACACCAGCAATTTCTCATTTGCTGAATTATTAACCCCAATAGGTAACTTCATGTCTTCCGAACCGTTACCTCTAGAAGGATCATCAAAACGTGTTCCCCCGTAACTAAACGCATCGCGGACCCAGTCGGCTTCATTGCTGTAAAGATCGACTTCATTCCCAGATGCATATGTTTTACCAGCCCCTAGCCCCAAGTCACAAATTATAAAATACACCTCATCTTTGACAGGACTGAACCAAGCACATTGCCACCATCTGTGGCCGCCCATACTCTTAACGATAGAATCATATTCATGATGGCGATATGCATGGTGAAAAACATTAATCATCGCCTCACTTATAGCTGATGACAATGTAGTAAACTGAGTCAAAGACAATTTTGCTTGTTTATCTAAAAAAAAGACTGTTTTAGTGTACTGTTCATGTGGTATGACAGCTGATTGAAAAAATTGTTCATTTGCAGTTAAGGCAGCTAGCCTTTCTAAACTGCCTGCCAATAAAGCTTTGGATAATCCTGTTCTAACAATCCACCGATGTCCTTTCTCATTAACACTTTTGGATGGAAAAGAAAATCTGATTGAGTTTGCGTCCCCTCTTAACAATTGCGCCCGATTGACCACGGCAAACAAGAGGGTTGATGCTCCTGCGGATGCATAACTTATCTCTGTAAAATCGATCAACACATTACGTCCATAAAAACGGGTATGTTGGTCGATATCATTCAAAAATTTAAGTGTTGATGAACGATCTTGCTCCTTATTTATACAAATTCTTTCAGGAGCCTTGATAGTTATAGGAGAATTTTTGCTCATTTATTAGTTTGATGAGATGAAATCGTACAGTTATGTTACTAGATAATTCGAATGAAATCTTTAGAAAAATTTGTTAATTATACAGTTCTATCGAGACTTATGAATTCGCTTGAATTCATTTTGTCTTTGAAATTTAAGGAAAATGTAGCATCCACAACTTAAAATTTTGATATGCGTAACTATTAAACACCTATATGGGCCTTAATGCGAACGCTTTAGCATTTAGCTATCAATACTTTAAGTAGGTTGTTTTAGTCAAACATAAGCAAGAGTGCCAGCAAAAATTACACCTGCAAAATACAGCAGCTATCACACGCAAGCAGACATCATTGATTTTATATTTTTTTACAATCGTAAGTCCAAAACTGGCGCGGCTCGTCCATGTTCTTGCGGATCACTTCGACGTTGAGTATAGGCTTGCCATTTCTGGCAACAAAATCCATTCCCAACCAACGACCCACCACAGAACTGGGAACCATCCACTGAATTTTTACATTGTTGTAATCTTCTTTGGTCTGCAAGAAAGTGATTTTTTGCGTCTCTGGCTTCTCATCATTGATTCTGGCAAATCCATCTTGCTGCTTCCATTTGATAAGGAAGGGACCACAAGCAGTATCCGCCATAGCTGATGAAGAGAGAAATAAAATTAAAGAAGCCCAAACTGCCGCTGTTTTCATGTGTATTGTGCCGCATCCAAACCTTTCGAGTTGAGCAAATCTTTGCTCCCCTTAGCCAGACAGAGCAAATCCATGTACCAGTTCTGCCCGCGTGTATCGCCAGTATAATCAATACTGCCTACGGTGTAATCACCGTCCGTATTTATTGCGGCCGGTTGCGAACCGGGGATACCATCAACATAAAGATTGCCGTCGCTGGCGCTTTCATTAAGCATGGCGGGTGACATCCCGATTTGCTCATTACTGAGAGCCACGCGATAGACGGATGCCTGATCGAGGCGAACCAGACCGCCCAGCTTGATGGCCGGATTAATCAGGCAACGGACGTTTACCCCAGCCCCCATTGTCTGCTGCGGCATCCCGATCAGGCCGGTACTGGAGTTAAGCACTACCACCTCATCGATGTATTTCGACTCAGGAACAATGTTCACCTGATTATTTTCGTACCACCAGTTGGCCTGGCACTTTCTGGCGATGCCGTACATCACATCAGACGTGTTACCCACCAGCACGCGCCCGCGGGGAAAAACCGTATCAGGGAAATCGGGTACCGATCCGGCCGTGATGCCATACGGCTGAAACGTCTTCATCCCCGCTTCGAACAGGTCTGAATATTTCCAGCCGGCTGCCACGGTGGTTCGGACGGACGCATATAAATGCCCCTGCCAGCCGTCAATACACTGCAGCAGCAGCCAGGAATCGGTAACGTTGTCTTTACCGGCCACGGTGAAACGGATGTCGCCGTTAAAAATCATGCCGATATTGCGGTCGGGATAATTACCCGCTTCATCAGGGTTACCGTTATAACCGGCAATCACCTGAATGCGGGTGAATTCCTGCGACATGATGCGGTTCTGCGTGGCCGGTGACAGGTTGTAAATTTTAAAGTCGCCCACGAATCCGTTAAAAATCGTCGCGGGCATCTTCTGAATGTTAAAGGTGACTTTCAGATCGGTAAGCGCTATCCCGTCGCCCTTGTCATTCAGCAGCTGTAATTCGAAATGGCGCATCCAGTTCTGTGACATTATTTACTCCGTCCGGATAAAAAGGTGACTGCGGATCCCGAGGTCGTTCTCGCCGGGATAATCCTGATCGTCAGCATCGCAGACCACGAACAGCGAAAAGCCCAGATTCAGATACGCGTATTGCGCCAGCAGATCCGCGCCGGTCACCAGCGGAATGCCGCCCGCTATCAGCGCCCCCGTGCTGTCTTTCAAATCCAGATACCAGCAATCGGCGCGCCAGATAACGGTGACCTTATAGAGGCTGCCCGCTATCGTGGTGCTGAATGTCTGATTCTGGGGCTGTAACGGCATTTCGGTAACGGTCATGAAAAAAGCCCTTTCGCTGCGGATACTGCCGATCTCAGGATGGATTCAGACGGCTGTTTAGGCGTTTTGACGCCGCTGTCCTGAACCGCGCTGGTGTTAACGCCCAGCGCCATATTCTCTTTTGGTGCGCCTTTAATGGTCTGCGCCTGCGTGGTGATGACTTCGCGAAGCGTCAGCGTGGCCATCAGCACATTTTCCGTTGCTTTGTCCGTGGTGACGTCCAGCACGCGGATTAACATGTTGCTGTAAAGCCGCTTGCCGGTTACCACGTCGAACGGCTGACGGGATCGCTGCAGATCAAGCAACTGTGCGTAGATTTCTTTAGGGCTGCTACCCAGCGAGAGGCCGATAGCTGAGGTGTTGAGCAAATCAAGTACCGAGCCACCACCGGAAAATCCGATTTCCATGATCAGTTCAGAGGCGCGCCGGTAGGCATGATCGGCAACAAATCCTGCGCCGTCAGCGCTTGCGCCTGCGGACTCAGACGTCACGCGTTCAACGGGATGTTCGGTAATCTCCAGCACGTCACTGTGCTTTTCGCTGATAACCACATCGGGGATGATGATGCCGATTTTCCGCGACCGCTGGTGCAGCAGTACCGAGAGAATGTCCATCAGTTGCCCCTGTTCATCTGCTGTGTCGCGCGTGAATTAACCTGGTTCTGTTTGTCGGCAATAATGTTACCTGCCTCGCGCGGATCCGAAACGCCGTGAATATTGATGACCGTTTCCTGATGCATTGAGGCACCACCCGGCATATTGCTGAGCACGCGGGGAACGTAGTTGCGCGTTTCCTGCGGCATCAGCGCCATGCCATACTTCTGGACGTTACCCAGGCCCCAGTTATACGAGGCCAGGGCTTTGGTCAGATCGCCGCCGTTGGCCTTCATCAATTGTGAAAGATATTTCGCCGCCGCCTGTGCAGCCTTCATCGGGTCGAACGCTTCACCACGGCCCAGCCCCATATCGCGACCGGTACCCGGCATCAGCTGAAAAAGCCCCTGCGCACCGGCACCGGAAACGGCGTTGGGATTACCGGATGATTCGGCTATTGCCACACTGCGCAGCAAACCTTCCGGCAGCCGGTAAAGCTGTTCCAGCCTTTGCATCGCCGGTTGCATCCAGCCCAGAAGCGCGGCGCCGTCTTTTGTCGGCTGCGGACGCTTGCCGTCTCCAAACCAGCCGTTAACGGTCTGGCCTATGCTGCGCGGATCAAAGCCGGTTTTGTCTTTAAACCAGTCGGCGGCATTGTTTGCGCTGGATGACACGACAGGCATCGCATCGGGATTTTCTTTACCCTGGTGCAGTATCTGACTGCCAATGCGGGCGGCATCAGACCAGCGGCCCTCGTTAATGGCGCTGAGCAGGTCGCCGATCATCGACAGCATTTTACCGAACTCGCCAAACTGCTTTGTCAGGCTGGCAATGTCACTTTTCAGCGTCCAGTTTTTAAGGTCGATGTTGAGCAGGCGCGCAACCTGATCGCCCGCGTCCCTGAGCGATGATTTAAGTTCCTTTATGGCTTTAAGGGCAGCGTCAACATCCGGCTGCCACTTTTTCCAGTCGATCAGGCTTTTGCCGCCTTCCTTCCAGACCCTGTAATCGTCATAAAGCGCGAAGATTGCCAGGCCTAACGCTGTGACGATCCCCACCGGCGATATCAGAAATGCAGAATTCAGCACGCGCCAGGCAACCACCAGCCCGCCGAAAATTTCGATAAGCTGGCGCGTGCTCTTGTCCAGCGTGTTCCACCAGTCGCGGATGTCGCCCGCCGCCTCGATGAGCCGGAAAACCATTTTTCCTATGGTGTCAGCCAGCCAGAGAATGAGTTTTATCCCGCCCGTCAGCGCCGCTTCGATTTTGGGAAAATTATCGATTACCTGTTTGCGCAGGCTGTCGATGGAGCCCGCCAGACCGCCCGCAAGGTTTGAGCCGATTTTATCCCGCGCCATGCCCGCCATTTCACCGAACGACCGCAGAGAGGTCATGAAACGGTTAGAGCTCACGGCGGCCGTATCGGCGTTATAGCCAATGGCCTTTGCCATCTGCGTATACTGCGCGGAGAACTGGCCCACGCCACGGCGCATTGCCATCAGCGTGTTTTCATCAATGCCCAGCATCTGCGCGTACTGGTTGGCGCGGTAATACGGCATATTGCGCAGCTTATCGCCGACGCCCGTAAAAATGCTGGCCATGTCGCGCATGTTGCCGCTGGCGTCACGCGTCTGCACGCCCAGGCGGTTGAGAAAGCCCTCCGCGCCCGGGTTGTTGCGCATGAAGTGGGCGAGGCTTTCCAGCGATGACCGCGCCCCGTCAACGGTACCGCCCAGCTGCGACACGGCAAAACCAATCTGCTGAATGCCCGCCACCGTTGCCCCGGTGCGCTGCGACATCCAGTAGAGGTTGTCCAGTCCGCTGGCGATTTTGGCCGTAAACGCCACCACCGACAGCGCCGCCGCCTCGACCGCTGCGCCCAGCTTTACCGCCTGCAGCGTTGTAGCCGCTATGGTGGCGTCAAACTTCTTCGCGCCGGACTCGTCCACCTGAAAACCCAGGGAGATTAAAAAATCCTTGATAACATCAGCGTTCATTCGCGGCTCTCCATCGGGCTATGCGGGCTTCGTTGTCTTCTTCGAGCCCGAGATAATCAGCACCCTCGGCAATACGGCACAAATCTACGGCGCCCGATTCAAGATCTTTGAAGTCGATCCGGAAAGCCTTTGCCACCTTCCAGATCATGTCGGTACCGTCAGGCAGCGTGTCGAGCGTCAGCCCTGTGGCTGCTGGCCCTCCGTCCCTTTCTCTGGGGGTGCGGGCAAAAAATTTCCCAGGCTGTCGCCCACCACGCGACCAACGATCTGCAGCATGCTGAACAGGTCAATGTCATCGAACGCCAGATCGTTGCCCTGCATTACCGGCACCCAGCGGTCTTTGCCGTGCGCACGCTGTACCACTGCCAGGCACGGAAAGATGATCGCGTTGGTGTCTTCTTCACTGAGCCCCGCCACCGCATCGGCAATCTTTGGCAGCGCCGTTTCGATGGTGCTGTTGACGTTGCCGCCCTGTGACGATTCGCGCAGCGCCTGAAAATCTCCCAGCATACCGGCCAGCACTGGCAGCAACTTGCGGGACACTTTAAGCTGGTCGAACACGCTCAGCTTGTGAGCGCTGTAGCGGATGCCTTTAATTTCAAACTGCATTATCAGAACTCCCCTAAGATTTCGTCGATTTTGCCCGCATCAAACACCCAGGAGACGTTGCCGGCAACTTTCGGGTTGTTCCAGTCTGGCTGTTTCTGAAACGCGCAGGCGCGTGCGGTCACGATGTCACCGGACGACTTGTTGCGCAGCACGATCACGTTATTGCCCCACAGCGCAGACGAAACCGACTGCGCGTTGTACATCAGGGAAAGTTTCTTGTTCACGGGTGACGTTTTCTGCAGGTTGACGGTGACGGTCCCGGCTTTGCCTGCATGCAGGCTGTGCATCACCTCACCGTCAGCGCCGATCGTCATGGTGTTTTTGGCCTCCGACATGGTGACCACGATCCCCTCGTCAGAGTTTGCGGAACCGTAACCCAGATCGATAACGCCGGTCGGCCCCGTCAGCGAGGCCGTGATATCCATAAAACTGTATGCACCACTCATTGATTATTTTCCTCAGCGCATGACGTTAATCTGAACGCTGGCGTAATGGATTGCTCCCGCCAGCTTACAGGCCACCTGAACCGGTACCGACTTACGCGCTTCGCGGTCAGCCTGTGCCTGAGACGAAATCGCAGCCATGTAGACGTAATACCCTTTGGTCAGGGTATCGCCCGGGGAAAGCTGTCCGAGTTTGCCGCCGTTCCAGACGCCGGGCGCGATCAGACCATTGTTCACCGCCTGGTCCATTGAGGCTTCCACGTTCGCCATGATGCGCGTGTTGCCCGCATCGGTCTGCGGCACCTTCGTTCCGCTGGTGTACAGCAGGTTAAAGAGGTTGGTCTGCACGTAATTCTGCAGCCAGTCGAGGCCGTGACGCTCATCGAAGAAATCACCGTTGCCCATGACGCCCTGCTGCAGAATGGCGGTGTCGTTGGCGTAGTACACGTAAACGTTGCAGTTCTTCGCATCCAGCGCGGCCGCCTGTGCAGGCGTCAGGCTTTCATAAGTGATGCCGGGTTCCTGCTTGAATTTCAGCGTGATAGTGGTACCGAACCCGTTAAAGTCCACGGTAAACGCACGACCAAACGCCGAAATTGCCCCGTAATTGCTGGTGGATGAATACTGCACGAACGTGCGGCTGTATTTCGCCGCTTTCACTTTCGACGCGATATCGGTGTTCACTGTAGTGAGCAGAGCATCGGTGTTTTTCGTGGTGACTGCGAGAATGCGGCTTAACGATGAGGACTCAATCGCGGCGCATACCGGCAGCAGGTCGTCATCTTTACGATCGGCGTCATACGTTACCCCGAGCCCGTACCAGTTGGTAAAGCCCAGGCAGGCGTTCACGCCATCGAGTAAAGTTTCAACCTTACCGACCTCGGCCGCCGCCAGCGTTTTCGCCCAGCGACCGACATACACCTGCGAAGGCGTCGGCGACTGTGAGAAGTACGCCACGGCAGCAAGGTATTCCTCACTATTGGTGCCGAAATCGGTTCCGATGCTTGCCGCCGAGGTATACAGGCGGATACGTTCGGTCAGCGGAATGATGGTTGCGCTACCCAGGATGAGCAGTGAGCCAAAGTTACGGCCCGCCGCCGCCCTCGGCGACATAATAATGTCCACGCTGGCAACGTTTGAAACGGGTAAGCCCTGCGGCATGGGTTATTCTCCTGAAATACTGAAAGGGGCGTCGGTCAGCGACTGGATGCCCCAGGTGCTGATGACTTTGCGGCGCAGGCGAACCATCACGTCGTAACGGCGTACCCACTGATTGTTAATGATTTCCGGCGCGGGCCGGATGCTGTCGCAGTCCGCCAGGGTTAATCCCCACTGGCCCAGCGTGTCGTTGTTCTGATTCACGGCGAGCCCGTCCCGAAACTGCGCAGCAACCTGCTGGCCGGCTGGCCCGTAAAAGGATGCCAGGCACTCCACCAGCTCATGCCGCCACTGTTCGGCGTCAGACTCTGACTGGTTAACAAACGCGGGACCGGCATCGGCAGCAATGCCCGTCACGCCGAATGCACACCAGTTAACATCGGCAGGGGGAATGGCGGGCTGGTCAGGCTGCCAGCGGGCAATGACGCGCCCGGCTGCCAGCCCTGAAACGTTGCGGATCCACTGGCTGAGGTGCACGTCCAGCGGCGTGTCGTAGTCAGCCGCGGCCTGCTGCGGGGTGAGCCAGCCGGGCTGGCCGGTGGTGTTACTGCTCAACGGGAGTTCCTCCGTCAAACGGCAACAGTTCGCAGTGCGCCTGAACGAAGCCCGCGCCGTATGCGGTGTACGGATCGACAAATGACACGCGGTAATCGCGCCCCTGATACGTCACAATGTCCGCATCCCGTCCGGTCTGGCCCTGCGTCAGGCGTTCTGTGGTGACGATCAGGATCGCACCATGTACCACCTGCCCCGCCTCAAGCCTGCGGCTTTCCAGCGACTTGTCCACCGTTACCACGCCCGCAAACGGAGAACTGGTGACGGTATTTTTCCCGAACCCATCATCATTCACGGCCATGCTGCGGCGCTTTACAACTAAGGTGGTGTCGCAGAAGTCGGGATCGAAAAGGATGTCTGTTACGTCAAGATCCGGCATTTTTATCCCTCACAACGTAGGTGATCGAGCGTAAAAGCTGCCCGGTGTCATAGAGCGGTTTTGTGCCGCTGCGGCCCCGGCTGCGGCGGGCGCGTAACGTGGCTTCGGCAAGCGGGGTAAGCTGGTCACCGGCCGTGATGACGTTTCTGGCAGCGTTTACCGCCTCAGTCCCTGCGCGGTTCAGCATGGCTTCGGCAGCGGACGCATTACCGCTCAGGACTTCAAAAGCAGCCTGCTTCATCAGCGCAGCCACCTTTTCGCGCGACTGCGCCACCCCCATGTGCAGGAACGGACGCGGCGGCAGCTGCACGCTGTAGGCAGCGACTTTATGCTGCGTAGCAAAGTTGCTTTTCGCCTGCTGCACAAACTGCCCGTTGCGTTTAAAGCTGCCGTCATCATCAATCTGGCGGTAAACGGTGGTCATGTGCTCCGGCACGCGGATGGTGCCGCCAAAACTGTGCAGGTAGCCAAGTTCGGCGTTGTTGATTTCCATCCCGTCAGTGCGCTCAGCGCGGTCAGACGGAATACCCACCAGCACGTCGCGCTTACCCAGCGTTTTGAGCGCATCAAGCACCGCCTGTGCATTGTCCGCACGGAGAACAAGACCGGATTTCACAGTTGCCGCCCCCCCGCGCCGAACATCATGATCAACTGCCAGAACTCCGCACCGTAGCGTGAGTTGTTCCAGAAACCGGCATCGGCATTCAGCGTGGATCCGGTGTCATAGCTCACGCTCACCTTGTCCACCGACTTGGACGCCTGCACACCGTTGGTTGAACCGCCTGCACCGCCCTTGAGTGACGCACGACGATCGGCAGCAAAGAGCACCAGATAATGCGCCACGAAAAGCCCTGTGAAATACGGGAAAAGCTCGCGGCCCGTAACGTTTTCATTGAGCAGGTGATCGGCAAGATTCAGGCGGAATGTGATTTGAAAATCGGGAAACTTCGCCTCGTCAGCGAACTGGGGAAAATCGCGGCGAAAGTCGGCCACTGTCGGAAGTGACACATTTCTCGCCATTTTTTATTTTTCCTTCGGCTGTTTAAGAGCTTCCAGCTCTTTAGTCAGCATTTCCAGCGCCTTGCCTTTCGCCTGAATTTCTTCAGTCTGGTCAGCGATTACTTTTGTTTGCTGCTCCAGCTGCGTTTTAAGGCCGTCAATCTCGGCCAGTAACTCTTCGTCACTTCCCGAGGTTGTTACATTGCCGGTCTGGTCAGAATGGGCCACAACAAACCAGTGTTCAGCGACGTCTTTATCAACGCTGTGACGGCCGACGAGAAATCCCGTCTGCTCCCCTTTCGCGTCGGTGAAGACAAACGGCGTGTGAACCAGAATTTCTACCTGTGTTTTCTTTGCCATGTCAGGCTCCGGTAAAGCCCCCGAAGGGGCCTGTTAAAGGGGATCAAATGCCGTCTTTATAGGCAATGGTTTCACGGTAAACCGGCTCGACTGCGCCCAGCTTGCCGTAGTAGGTCACCAGCTGATAAAGGCCGCGATACTGGATCGGGATGCTGCGCAGCGCCACCAGCGGATAACGGACATACTTTTTATCGTTGGTGTAGGCGATCATACGGTCCTTGCCGCCCACGCCGCGCCCTTTCAGCCACTTGATGGCTTTGATTTCCAGAGGCTGGCCGTTGTTATGGAAAGCGATGGTGTTGGTCGACAGGTAGGTCAGCAGCGACATGTTGCCCGCCTCCGACACCTTACGGCTGGCCAGCAGCGCATACTGCTCTGGCGGCACGCGCAGTTCTGTCGGAACCACCGAATATGCCGACGCTTTCCAGGCATCTGTCAGCACTGAGTTCACGCTGTCCAGAATCTGGTCGTTGGTGGAGGCTGCCCATGTCTGAGGGGCATTGTTCAGCGTCACGCCATCGAGATTAAGCAACCCTTTGAGGTTGAGCGCGCTGTCGCCGATATAAACCTGCTCGTCGTTGTCCATCTGCCATTTCAGCTGCATACCCTCATACTTCTGGGTATCGATCGGGCGCCCGACCTGCTCAGCAGCCTTAAGTTCGATAACTGTCCAGCCCAGTTCCATGCCCCAGAGGTTCAGGGGGTTACCGGCTTTGTCGATATTGACGTTCACACCGGCGATCGCCGTGGAGTCTTTACCTACCCAGTTTTTCCCGTTGGGATTCGCGCCTGAACCGGCTGCGGCAAAACTGGTATTGGTCCAGCTCGATATGTCATCTGCAATTGAAACGTCTTCGCGTAACTGAATGTCACGCGTCCAGGTGTAGCTTACCAGCGGCGCGTTCAGCGTCTGGTCGAGACGCTCAAGCTCGCCGACCAGGAAAGCACCGGTGCCGTCAATGGTGCGTTGGTCAAAAGTCTGCATTTTCAGTCCTTAAATCTTGTAAGAAATTTCGGCGTTGCCGTTGGCATCGCCCGCACCAGTGAACTGCGCATTTGGCAGCACCGCCGTTTTGCCGTTGACCGCCGTCGCCATAAAACCGCCCAGCGGAACAGTAATGCTGGCATCGGCACTCAACACCACATATACAGGCGCACCCTTCGTAATAGCGGTGGCATCGGTACCCACAAACACGCTCATATAGCCGCGTTTCAGCGCATCGCCCGCAAAGTTTTTATCTGAACCCACCTGGCGGACCAGATCGGGCGTTGAGGTGGTCGGATACGGGCGAACGTAGATCCCCTGAATCAAATCAGCGGTATCACCGTCAGCCAGCGGCACGAAAAGGCCACCTGAAAATTTTCCCGCCAGGCCATAGGCCGAAAACGCGTTTGACGCGCTGATGATTACCGGTTCAACGGTAAGATCCTGCGGACGTGAGATTGCACCGGCGAAGCCGACAGGCATCCGGTAGAGAAGCGAGTTATTCATTGGGTTGCCTCAGCGTTTATTCCAGAAGTCTTTATTCTGCTGATTGAGGTCAGCATTCGAGTTGCCTGACTGGCGCAGGCTGTCGCCGGTGCGGATGGCCTGCGTGTTGCGCCCTTTCGCCAGTTCAGAAACGGCGGTGAATGCCATTTCTACGTGTGCTTTCGGCAACTGTTTGATAGCCGCATCACCCACAATCTGACGAACCAGCGCCTGATCAGCAGAGGCCAGCACATGACGTTTAAACGCCGTGGGCTTCATGGCCTGGGTCAGGTCGATACCGGGCAGGATGAGTTCGGCACGGTAAGCAGAATCGCCCGTGACGGTCACTGGCTTCTCTTTGTCCTCATCGTCCGAGTCACCCGTTTTGCGCTTATCTTCTTCGTCATCGCTGCTGTCTGTGGTTTTACCCTCCAGCTTGTCGAGACGCGCGATGATCGCCGCCGCCCAGGCAGGAATTTGCTCTTCATTGTCGCCGGTCTTGAGCCCACCCATTTCCGGATCACGGTCCGGCATGGGATGCTGTGGCGCCAGGTTAATATTGAGATTAACGCCCTGCGGTAAATCACCGCCCTCGTCTCCAGTCTGTGACGACTCAAGCAGTTCATTCATGGTATCCGCATCACCTGTTTTCCACGCACGTTTGATGCGGGTAAGCAGGCTGTTTTGTTTAGTTGCCATCGTGTTTCTGTCTCCAATTGCGCAACGTGTTCCGGCCCTGCCATTTGGGACGAGAGCCACATGGTTTCCGGTGATTTGGTACTGCTTTGCCTTGCCGATGGCGGTTTGCTGATACTCGGCGTCGTAACCGCACGAAACTTCGCGCAGCCCGTTTTCGATGTAGTCGATCGCCTCCTCATCCTTGATGATGAGGTCTGCAATCATCAGGTCTGACTGTGAGCCGCTACCGCGCCGTACGTTCTGAACATGACCTACGGCCAGCTCGCGCCAGTTCTCCGGATCGACAAATTTGATATTCCCTGCACCATCCTCCGGGTGAAGGATGGTGACGGTCATACCTTCGAAGGATGCGAGCGTCTCGGGGTTGAACACCTCATCATCGGTGCGCTCGACGACAATTTCCCCGTCTGAATCCGCCTCAAGCTTTGGCAGGTCCAGCGCGCTGTAAAGCTGTGAACCTGTGCGGGCGATTGGGACGTCTTTGCACAGCAATGAACCGTCAGCAAGCCGGAAGCGGGTTTCACCCAGACGGGAATTAAAAAGGTATTTCATTGTTCACCTGCGGATTTCAGGCATAAAAAAAGCCGCTATTCAGCGGCCTGTTGATTTTGTGGGAATATGACTTCACACCAGCAGCGACAGTTGGGTAACGCGCCCGCGTGGCCAGTCATGCCATCAAGAGTGGGCGGGTCAGTCCAGTTAACAAACTTTCCCTCCATCTCCTGATGCGAATGACGCACATCACCGTCATCTGTCGTGCGCCAGATGTAGCCCGCTGAACCACTGGCCAGCGCTCTGGCCTGAGTCAGGGCGGTGACCGCCCGACCTGTTTCGGTCCGTGCGATGAGTTTTGCCCGGGAGATTGCCACATCACCGGATGCCGCTATTTCCTTCGCAAAAGAATCAGCACGGCGACCCGATGCAACGGCCTCAATGGCTTTATTCTGGATATCGTAGATGCGATCAGCGGCTTCAAGCGGCAGCGACTTTATGTACTTCACCTGTTCAGCGACGATGCTCTGCATCACCTGGCCTGTGGGCGTACTGCTGATGACGTGGCGAAGCTCATTCCCGATTAGCAGGCTGTTACGCCGCCACTCCCTTTCGCTGTGGCGTTCCATATCCGTAGCAAAGCCTGTTGCAACGCGGTTGGCCCAGACGTCAATGATATCGCTGTAGCGCTCAAGCGCGTCCATGATGTCGGTAACGCTGTCATTTGAACCATCGTAGCGGCCATTTACGATGTCGCCCACCGCCTGCGCTATCCGCCGTAGGCTGGTCCGGTACCGGTTTTCCGCCTGCTTCGGCAGGCTCCGGGTCGTCAGTCCGTTCGCTGAACCCTGGCGGCGCTTCATCTTCCGCATTCTCTATATCCTCATCGGTGATGGATGCGCCCACGCCTGTGACGTCTGCATTTTCACGCAAATCCGTCATGCCAGCCTTGACGGTCATCAGCCCGGCATCAACGGCAGCCACGATGGCGTTAACAGTGTTGGTCGCGACCGTCGAACGGTCAACGTCCGACATCTGCCAGAGCGGGTTAAATTCAAACGTGAAGTCGTCGGGCAACGGCTTGCCCAGCTCAGAGCGATACATCACGTCGAACAGCTTGCGCAGCGGCTGACGCAACCGGCGTTCCTGCTGGGTACCGATGGTGTCATAATAGTTCGACAGGTCAGCATCGCCGGTAGAGAACCCCTTTGGCGACTGACCAAAGAGGCGCACCAGCGGGATCCCCGTCGCGCCGCTTATCTGCTCTGCGAACTGGCTGATCACATCATCGAGGCCTGCAAACGAATACTGGTGAGTCTCGAAGGTGTCGGCACCATCGAGAAGCGTCATCCCTTCATTGCTTTGATAGAGACGCACCAGATCCATATTTTTCAGCAAGGCCTCATAGGCTGGTCCACCCATAGCAATGAGCTCTCGCAGCTTATGAATCTTCATGGTGCGCAGATGGGCTTTGTAGACAAGCTGTGCCGCGCCCATCGTCGCACTGTCGAACGCAGTGAGGCGGTCCCAGATACGTTCGATGATTGACATACCCCACTCGTTTTCGGTCTGGGCCTGCTGGTAAGGCAGCGTTACCCCATCGAAGCGGATCAGGCGGCTGTGATGAATGCTCCAGGCGGGTATGCCCGTTGCAGTCGTCACCACGTCGTATCGCTCAGGCTTCCCAAGGTTCGGCCCCATGTCCCTGATACGACGCTGCAGGTTTGGGTTAATCATCCAGCGGTCGAGCGGCAGAATCCCTTTGAACTTGCCTTCACCGATAGTCTCCAGACGAAGAGGGGTAAATGGTGCCTGCCCCTCGATCATGATGAAACCGACCGCACCGCCATAGAGGCGCGACCATTTGATCGTGTCGTTGAGGCGGTCCCACAGTTCCAGCTCATCAAAGAGTGACTCGATTACGCCGCGGTCTTTCGGGTCAATCTCTGAGGTGATACGAACACCCTTGCGGGTCATGTCGTCAGCCACTGCATCCACAGCAGAGCCAATGATGGCCGATGAGCGGTAAGCCCATTCAATCTGTAGCCGGTTGCGGCTGGTAAAGTTTGCGCGGTATGACGATGCAGCATGCTGGTTCTGCTGCTGCATGCCAACGCGGGCCATGAAATTATCGTAACTGTCCGCCGTAGCCTGGGGAGTACGCGCGGCGCTGCTGTTTTGTTTACGTGCCATCGTTTCCTCGTTACAGGCGCATCCAGATGTCAAGATCGCTGTTCATTGGCGCATAGTTGATCATCGCTGAGTCAGCCAGGTTCGGCGATTTGGTACCGTCAGGCTGTTTGTCCACAACGATTTTTCCCACGCCGTTTATTGAGTAGGTCGGCTGAGACAATTCGATTACCAGCTTGTCTTTGTTCGGCATGGCGCTACTGATCGATATGATTTCATCGGGGTTATAGGCCATCCCCTCTTTAACGGCGCGGTATGTGTTCTGAAAGAGTTTGCGCAGATACCACCAGCTCTGGGCTTTGGCGTTGGCAAAGAAATCCTTATTCAGTCTGGCCTGTTGGCCGTTATCGCCTCGTACCGCCTCATCATCAGGATCGAACACTCCACCGCTGCCACGAAATGGCGTGGCGAGTATCATCGGCCGGCGAGCCACTTTGCGCAGTTCGTTGATGGCACGCGCATCGCCGCGCACACCCGCGCCTAAGCCATCCTCGTCGAAGCGAAATTCTTCGAGCCGGTCCTCTTCGCAATAGCCAAAAACTTTCTCGACCGATCCGTAAATGTCGCTGCCGACGCCTGACCACTCACGAATGTTCTCAAGCAGGAAGCCATGGCGCGATGAGAAGGCGTTTTTATCCCGACCTTCATCGGCCACATCCATGGCGCCCAGGCGCTTGCCCGTGGGCTGGATGCCCAGATGGATATGCGCATCGATAGCAGCCTGCACCCATTCGCTCGGGATCAACACGCCTTCAGCCGATGCGGCATAGTTGAGGTCCAGTTCCTGAGCAACGACAACCGGGTTATCAATCTTCTCGCACTCCTTTCGGTACCACTCGTCATCCTTGCGCGGGTCGCTGCGCCAGTGAAAGGTGAATACCGGAATGCGCCCGCCGTGACGCTTTTGCGCGAAAGGGTTAGCCATGCCGTTAACCGATGAGAGGTCGATACGGCAGCGCGTGGTTTGTGACAGAGAGGCTTCAATCAGCATGGGACGCATAAGGAACGCGGCCTCATCCACGAAATAAAGCGTGGTACGGTCACCACGGCCGATGTTGTCGCCCGCCTCGCCCTTGAGCACTGCGCCGGTAGTCGGGAACTCAACACGCATGTAGGGCGCGTGCTTCTTCGCGCTCCAGTCGCCGCGAAACTCAACGGGCAGCATTTCGACGAACTTACGCGCTTTCCAGAAAAGCGCTTTGGGGTCACCGGTACTGTCCACGTATTCCTCTTTGCGCGAACCGAAGCCGATCACCATTTCTTTGTTGAAAAGGCACATTGAGCAGGCCAGGCCGATTGAGGTCCAGCTCAGGCCCATTTCACGGCTTTTCTCGGTGATGCCGTTTTCGTGTTTGCCGCGGCGGTCCATAATCCATTGAATCCACTCTTCCTGTTTGGGAAACAGCAGGAACGGGATGGACACAGGCAGGCCGTAATCAAGATTTCGCGGGTCTGTCGTAATGCCCCAGTCGATAATGAACTGGGCAGGATTATCGCGATAGAACGCTTTCAGCGCTGGCAGCACTTCGGGATTAGCGCGGATCCGCTGTAGCCTTTCCATCCGCCATTCGAACACCTGTGTGTAATCAGGGTTCTTGAAGTCGAACGGGAATGGGATCGGCATTGTTCAATTCTCTTGTACTGAATAAAGACATAATTCATATTCATTCTGCCTATTAACCTCTGGAGGAAAATCAATGGCAGATCAATTTGAACCGGGCACCGTTGTGCAATTAAAATCAGGCGGGCCCTTAATGACTATTGAGAAGTTTGCTACCAACAAGTATTGCTGCGAATGGTTTCTTGAGGGTGAGTTAAAATCAGGCTTCTTCTCTGGCACTTCTTTGAAGGAGGTTAAAGAAGATAATTCTACTCTCTAAATTTAGGGGCTTAGGCCCCTATTTAACATAAGAGATGTTACCCGCCCTTGCGAAACAGCACTCACGCGCAGTTAGCCGCTAAAGACGTATTTCTTGATGAATTCATTAGGTAAAAGCTGAAAACGGACTGCATAAACGGTGCATAAAAGCGGCCCGAAAATGCATAGCCCTGAAAGGTAGCGAAACCGCTATTTCCGGCAGTTATCCCATCATCTTGCGGTAAAGCTCTGCGGCCTCGTCGGGCGTCAAGTTAACCTGCTCAGTCTGTATTGGTCCGCCTTCTGGCCCGCTTATTTCGGTCTTCGATTTCAGCATACCCAGATGTTGCGCAACCATCTTCAACGCTTCGTCCTGATTGCGCGTGATTATCTCAAGGCCGAATTTGCCCTCTTTGATGCCTGCAAACAAACGCCGCGCCGCGCCGGTAGCATCTCGCGTATCGTGAAATACCGGGCGACTCAGCCCAAGGCCATTGCAGCGCGGACAGTCAGGGTTTGGATCAACCATGGCATCGTAGCCGAAACCACCAGTGTCGTTAGGCTCACGCTGTTTGCACTCGACGGCCTCCAGACGCTTTTCCTCAAACTCCACCATATCGCGCCACTGGTAGTTATGACCGAATCCCCAGCAGTAGCGGCAGCAGTAACGGTGCAGTTCGGTAAGCTGTGTCGCATCGGCGGTCGCTATGTCCCACCACCATTGCAGAACTGAGTCCTGAGAAATCTGCGTGCGCTTTGCGCGGGCGTCCATTGCATCCCGCACAGCCTGACCGACCTTAGCATTTCTTAGCATACGTGATGAATTGACGTAGGCCGTGTTGCCCTCGCCTTTGTATCCCGAACGCTTATAGGCAGCAGTGCGGTTGAGGTCAATGAGATATTCCTCTACAAACCTGATTTGCTGCTCTGTCAGGCCATAACTGCGCACATCAAATTCCTGCGCAGAGTCCTGCACATCATTGATGTCCGGCTGTTGCACAGTTTCACTTTTGCGCACACTAGCGCTATTTTTCTGCGCATTATTTTGCGCAACTGGTTTTTTGATATAACGCCGCGCAGATGAGTAATTTAGTCCCTGCGCTTCGCACCAGCATTTTGGGGAAATACCGGTTGTGGCATGCTCGGACAGGAACCGACTCTGAAGGTCTCCCCAGTCCGGTTTTGCCATAATTCCTCTTTAATAAATCTTAAGAATGATCAATATTAAAAGTATCAGTGAGTCTTAGATCATTGATAACAACTTAATTCAAATTTTTAGATAATTGTTAACAAAGGACTGATTAATGTTTCAAAATTTTCTACTCACATACTCTGTTAAAGCCCAAACTACTTACAGTAGTGATCAAGAGAAAGCAGCAAAAGTACGCAATGATATTGCCGAATTGGATTGCTGGGCAAAGCAAGAGGAAGTCGAAACAACTTTTTCGGGTCGAGCCTATATCACTGGAGCTACTGACTCAGAAAAAAAATCTTCAGCAAAAAAAGAAATTGAAAGCCAATTTCTATCAATACTTAAAAAGCATGATGCCCATTCTGACAATGTTAAAATTTACTGTGCAATGATGATTGAAAAGCTTGATAAACCATTTGAATTCATAATCAAAATTTAAATAAGTATTATTGGGCGCACTCAGATGCGCCCTGTATTGCTTACGCCAGCTTTTTAGCCAGTGAAGCCACATCGTCGAATACAGAATCAACGTCATGGCCAGCTACTTTCAGCAGTTCTTTCACCTTTGCCAGTACGGCATCAGTTTTATCGGTTGCTGTTGTGACCGGCTGTGCAGTGGTCGCGGTGGTGCTGTCATACAGTGGTTCGGACATCGTTACTTCCTCTCTTTTTAGTAAAGCCCAGTCACTTAACCAGGCGTAGCTTAAATCTTTTTTGGCGCTTCACTCTGCGCCCCCTGTGGTTGAGACACTGCCTGCTCATCCAGTTTGCTTTTCAATTCATCAATCTGAGCCTGAAAGCGCTGCTCTACATCGTGCCAGCCGTCGCGGATGGCTGTTGATTCGGCCTCTGCCTTCTGCGGGCTGTTCTTCCAGCGGAACAGGCCCACCAGCCAGCCAGCAGCGAAACCAGTGACGAGCGCAATCAGCGCCCACGTAATGAGCACGGTAGTGGTATACATGAAATTATTTACCTTTTGAGTGTGCGGGAGATAAGCAGACCTGACGCACATATTCCTGTAGGCCGGTCAGTTGCTTTGTGACGGTTTCGATTCGCTCTCTGAGGGTGAAATAATCCCGTTGAGCGGCGTCTGTAAGTCGGGGGCTGTCATCATCATCCAAGCGGGTGGCGGAGGATTTACCGGACACTGGCCTATCACATTTGGCTGAGACGCGCAGGCGCTTAGCCCCAGAATCGACATCCCTACGCAGATCGCTAATGGTTTTTTGCGCATCGGCTAAATCCTTCGTGTATCTGGCATCGATTGCCGCAACAGACTGCTGGCGTCGCTGCATGTCATTGATGGTTGACTGGAGGCTGTCAGCAACCACCTTCTGTTTATCACGCTGATCGCGGAAAGAGACGGCGTTGTCGCGATAGCGCCCCACAGCCAGTAGCAACCCGGCTAAGAGCACCACCAGCAGAAACGCCAGCACTACGCGCCAGTTAGTCAGTAGCCATGTCATGGATTCAGGCTCCAGTTGCAAATCTCACGCTCAACATCGCGACGATTGGCGAGCCCCTGAATCCTCACGCGGTCAACGTATACCCAACTGCGAAGGCCATCACAGGCTTGCTTATAACGGCCGGCATTGAGGTTGCGCAGTACCGATGAGTGCTCGAATGCATTAACACCGACGTTATAGCTAAAACTGATAAGAGCGGCTTTTTGATATGCATTAGCAGGAACCTTTACAGAACGATCAACCGAACGTGCGAAAGGTTGTAGATCCTTATCCAGCAGGGCTTTGCACTCAGCCTTGGTGTAGGTTTTTCCAGGGACAATGTCTTTCCCAGTGTGGCCGTAGCATACGGTCCAGACACCGCCAACATCACGGTAAGGTGTGTAAGATACGCCCTCAAGACTGGGTACCAGTACTGATGCGATAGCCAGTGCGCCACCAGCCGCAACTGTTATAAGGCTTTTACGTAAAGTGGGAGATATCGCCATCGTCAGTCATCCTGCGGTGGTGGAGTGACGTACCCCCTGTCGAGCGCTTTCTCATAAGCCTTCGTCTGACGACGCTTAAAATACATGTTCGTGATAAACGTCAGGATCGCGATGACGAAGCCACCGATTAACGCTACCTGATTCCAGTCGAGACCGTGCAGCCAGCCGAACCAGCCCTGCAGACCGCCATATACTAAGCCGCCTGTCACGCTGTAGTTCGTGGCTGTCGAAATTTTGTCAGGCATAATTTTGACCATGTGAGTACCTCCGTTGATTACGGAAGCTGTGAGTAGAAGGAGGGAAATAAAAAAGGCTCACCGGAGTGAGCCTTAGAGTGCTGAAAATTGTAGCTATATGTCTGCGGTGCCGGGTGCCTCCCGGTGAATCAGGAAAAGCCACAAAATGAATCGCTACATTGGCTAAGGCATTCACCCCAATCGTGGCTTAGCCCCGCCGCTTAGGGGGATTCACCGCATTAGTGCCAGTATAAACATTACTCAGGCTGTAATAAAAACGTCAAACGAGTAATTATCACGAAGAAAAGCAATTTAATCACTTGATTAAAACCTGCTGAATTAATCTACGATTCAGTGCGTAGTTGTGATAACTCTATGAAAAATAAACAACCTCTAAGTGGCAGTCCATTTCCCGCCAGTCGCGTGCCTGTAGCTGGCGGGGATTTTTTTATCTGGCACTACTTTTCCTTCACTGCCCAGGCACCAATACATCAAACCCGCCAAAAACAAAAAGCCCCGCACGATGGCGGGGCTATGAATTCTGTTGCTTGTCGATACAGCTTTGCAAAGCATAGCGAGATTCAATCAGTTTTTGCGACAACCTGCAATGAAAATCTTTCGCTGTTTAAATTGAAGGCATCATTTAATGGAATATAAAGCGAATACTCAGCCGCGTTTAGCCATGTGCTGACGCGCCTCTCACAAGTGCGAAAGGATAACTCTGGATGATACTCATTCAGATCGCGCGCTATTTCTGACTGTTTTTTACCGCGCCCAAGATAACGTTGCTTAACGATGCTGAGCAGTCCCGGCGTGTTTATCAGTGTGGACCCGATAACCTTGTCCATCAATGCGCCTTCTTCATTGCTACAAAACACCAGGCTACTGACAACACTTTCTTCCTGCATTTGGAACATCCACTGCTCAAGCTCAATATTGCTAAAACCTGCTTTTCTTAATTTCTGCATAGCCTTAACAAGATCATCGTGGGTGACCTTGCCACGTGACAGCATGCGCTTAAACATGTTCACCGCTTCGGGCATATCGCTGTATGTCGCCCAGCGCCCCCACATTTTCAACTTACCCTGTAGCCAGACACTTTCCATAGTGCGTAAGCGCAAATCTTTTCCGTCTGCTTTTCCGGTAGTTGATGGATAGATCATAATTTTCCTTCATCCAGTAGTATTTGCTGTGTGCGAAAAACTCCCTCTGCGTGATACAGCCGGAGTTCGTCGCGGGTAAATTCAGTTTTTATTCTGCCGTCTATGGCATCGTGACAGGCGTTACATGCGAAAGCGCCTTGTGTGTCTGGCGGTTTAATTCCGGTACCGCATGAACCGGAAAGGCGGTAATGAGCCAGTACTGTGGTTTCAGGATTGTGATTACAGATGCCGGGAATTCTCACCTGACAATTGCGGCCACGCGCTTCCTTGCGGATATTTACAGGGCGCGTCATGCAATTAATCCCTGAATTTGATTTTTTATTCTCTGACCAATCCAGCCCATAACTGGCACTGCCATGCTATTACCGAGTGCGCGATAACGAGGCCCATCAGGACAATCAACGGTTTTTTTCCCTCTCCAGGAAATTTGAGTGTAGTTATCTGGAAACCCCTGCAAACGCTCGCACTCGACTGGTGTCAGCCTGCGAACCTGCATACCCCAGCCTATTGCACCTACTCCGATACCCGCCCTGCCGCCGTTCGGAGTCAAAAGCGCATTGGCGGTGCCGTCATTTCGCACTTCAACTGTTGAACCCTCTGCGCGGCCACGAACGACCATAGTGTAAGGTTCGGTTAAAACTGCTGGCGCGCCCTGGCCTGGCTTACCGCCGCCTGTTGAAAGTGCACCGGCTATCATTCCGTCGCCATTTTCTAATCTGAGCTCACCACGACTGTTTTCAGCAAACGCATACGCTACCGCTGGCGGCTGGCCGCTGTTGGCGTGACTCTTGTCGTGGTTGCCAGCGCGAAGTGTTGGTGAGAGGTTATAGGTTACGTCTGCGCCATGGTCTTTATAACTGAATGCCATAACCGCATTTTCCTGTCCCTGATTTCTTCCCAGGGTGTGGGCCAGTTCGCAGTTGTAATCAGGATCCTGGGTACCATGTACCGCAAAAGTTTCTACATCGAAATCATTCCTCTGACCTTTGGCAGTCAGACAGGCAGCCACATCAATATTTCCGCTGGTGTTACCACCGCCATAAGCCATAACGAGCATGTCAGCATGAGAAACCGGATCGCTGTTGTCGCGATAATTGCCCGCCCTGAGAGTGGGCGAAACTTCTCCCACCGCGATTTGATGGCCACCAACAAGCCCCGAACCCCGCTGAGAAAATAACTCCTGATTGCTCAGACCAATGCCGCCCGCGTTATTCGACTGATTCAGGGTTGGGTGTGCGTTGGCTTTGTCATCCCAGTGGCTACCGTTTTTAACGCGGCTTCCAGCATCTGGGGCAACTTTCGTTTTCGGTTCTCTGCACGGCGCAGAATTCCGGCGCAGGCTGTCGGACTCAAATAATATTTTTGCGGGATCGAAGTCTGTTCTAGCACTTGCGACAACGAACACACGGTTGCGTCGTTGGGCCACACCGAAAAATTGAGCGTCGAGCACTCGCCAGGCAACAGCTCTTTTTGGTCCCAGCACATAACCAGCGTTTGACCATTTTCGCCCTGGTGATTCCAGTTCACGGCTTTCACCGGCAAGCCCCGCAAGAAAACATCCGAAAGCGTTATCTCTGGTGTTGAGCACACCGGGTACGTTTTCCCATACACAGATTGCGGCTGGCTTACCGCCAGCGGTTCTTTTTTCGTCAATAGCATTTAATAAATCCACATAGGCCAGGGTTAATTGCCCGCGAGGGTCATCAAGTCCGGCACGAAGTCCGGCTACAGAAAACGCCTGGCATGGTGTGCCACCCACCAGCAAATCAGGTGCGGGGATCAGGCCAGAACGAATTTGGCAGGCGAGGCGCGTCATATCGCCCAGATTTGGAACCTGCGGCCAGTGGCTTGCAAGAACGGCAGAAGGAAATTTTTCAATTTCGCTGAACCATGCTGGCACAAAACCTAATGGCTCCCATGCAACGCTTGCGGCTTCGATACCGCTGCACACTGAACCGTAAATCATGCGGCAAACTCCTGTAGCTGCGCGGCGGCGTTCTCTGCTGCCTGCTGGCTGTCGAATTTGCGAAACAGGATCTGATACCAGAGGACATTAAGAACCGCTTTGTAAACCTCCTGAAATTCGTGCTCTTTCATGTTGGCGAACGAGATCGATTTGGCTTCGCGACGCTGAGTGCCATCGGGCAGAATATATTCGTCGTAAAATCCGGCCGTCATTACCGCCCATTTACGAAATGCTTCGAACGATTTAACCAGCGCCACCCCCTCAGCGCGATCAGCACCGGTGCGCGACAAAAATTCGTCCAGGGTTTCACTCAACACGCTTTGCTGGCCGGTCAGCGTACTGAGGTAATCGACGTACTGACGCAGTAACGATTTCTCGGATTCCAGCACAGCGCCAGCCGTGGGTGTCCAGTATTCGAAGCCCAGATTCAGCAGCGCAAAAAAGCGCTTGTGGAAATTGTAATTACGCGCCTGACGCACGTCGCAACTCAGCCAGGCACCGGTTTTGATGCGCGCCAGCACTTCGGCGGCTTCGGCGTTGGCCACCATCATAGTTGTGGCAGAGGTTTTAACCAGATGCATTTGAGTCATATCACACCATCCCTTTTCGGCGCAGGTATTCAGCCTTGAGAATTTCGGCTGGCGTTGGGCCGCTGTCCTGGGCTGGCGCTGATAAAGCCTTGCGAACGGGTGGCACAGGCTTGCCCTCAGTAACGCGGTCATCCCAGTACTGAATCAGCTTTTTAGCCTCAGCCAGCAATTCAGGTTCGGTAAGCTGGCGGTCATTGCTGCGGCGCCGTAATTCCAGGCAGATGTGATACATAACCGCCTGTGTCCACGGATATTGTTCGCTGGTTGGGTACCGGAAAACCGTCCTGCGCCAGTGCCAGAATTCTTTAAGCACCTCAGCGGCGGTGATCCCTAATGCGCCTTTGCCGTCACGGCACCACGCGACGAACTGACCAGGCGACGGCAGGAAGGGTTTTTCCTGTTTACGGGCTGCCCGCATGCCAGCGTTGACCTGTGCCATTGTGGTGATCCCGTTCTCGCGGAATGACAAAAGCCACTGGCGCCGGAATTCGTTTAATTCCTCCTGGGTGCGCAGATTTGCCATTGCAGCCGGGAAAGCCGCACGCAACTGACCAAAGAGCGTGTTAAAAATTTCGGCTACCTGCTCTGCCTGCTGCGGCGCATCGTCCTGGATTTCAGCCAGACCGTTTGCAACGCGCTTCATGTTTTCACGGTCAAGGTTAACCATCTGTTCAGCAATGCTTTTCATTCGATCACCCCGTGGATCCAGTCGGTGTTGTTGTAGTCCAGCGCTGGCGCTGCTGCCCTGCGTGGCGTGGCGTCACGCTGGAGACTGAGCGTGTCCCACTTAGCGCGCAGTTTGGCCGGTGAAAGAATGTTTGAGCACCAGAACGCGTCACGGCTGGCCCATTTGAACAGTTCGCATATCTCGCGGTGTGTGCGACCGTCGATTTCGCGCATCAGGCGAACGTCATTGGCCCAGGTTGTGAGGTTTGGCTTGCGCACTGCCGGACGGATTGACGCGACAAGGCCCGCGATCCACTCGGCGCAATGCAGGTCGTCAGGTGAACCCCATTTGTTGCCTTTGGGTGAGCTGATCGCTGCATCCGGCTTAACAGGAAAATCATTTTCAGAGGGTGAGTTTGGGGATTCGTCAGAATTCTCAAACGAAGATCTTTTAATATTGTTGTTTATATATTGTTGTTCATGTTGTGCGGGTATTTGTGCGGCTTCATGTGCGCCTATACCCTCTGAACCCGCGCCGTTACTGGCTTTGTCATGTGCGGTTGTATGTGCGGCTTCATGTGCGGGTAAATCGTCTATTTTTTGAGCATATTCAGCATAGTTTGTGATGGTAATCACAGTGCCTTTTTGCTTCTCGCCCTCCATGGAAATCATGCCTTCACGCTCGAAAACTTTGAGCATTCGCACGACTGCATCCCTGCTGACCGGCTGACCATTGCGATCACATAATCCCAGCCCTAAATCCGCTGCGGTCGTCACCAATTGTCCGGCACTCAGATGCCATTCGCGCCCTTTAAATCGGGCCGTGTATGGCTGTCTCTGGGCAGCAAAAAGCAGGTTATCCCATAGTGTTCTGAGATAAACGTCTTTGGCCCACGGCTTTTTGAGAATGCTACGGTACAACGGGATGAATCCGTGTTTCTGGTTCTCCATCCGGTTGCTCCTGCGCTGGCGCGCGGTGTTGAAGTCAAAGAGTTTGGCAGTAGTCACGGCTTCCCCCTTTCACTGTTTACATAACCAGTTATTCCTGGCATACTCACCTCTGCTTGTTGATACTAAAAATCAATTGTGATTTGAGAAGAATCCTCGGTGGCAGCCGGGGATTTTTTTCGTCCAAAAAGCCGCTCTAACTTTTCTAAGCGCTCCTCCAGTTGTGATTCTGGAAAATGAATTTCCATGAAAACCAGCGCCAGACTCATTAATTCAAAAAAGCTGTGCTTCTGATTTCCGATTGCGTATTTCATGCGCGTTACTGCCGCGTCATCCATGCCAATAAACCGGGCAAATTTTCCCTGTCCATTAACTGCAAGACGGCTTAATAGCTGGCTTTCAATGCGCTTAGCTTTTTTGCGTTTATTTGCAGACTCCATGATTGATAATTCCTTATCTTGATATGGCTAAAGGTTGATTAATACCCGTATGCGCCCTGATGATTATTTAGGCAGCCGATCTTTTTGTTCTGCCGTAATTGTTTGGGTTGAAAACTAAGGCTCCACCAGTCCTTAAAGCTGCTTCAGCAGCGCGGCCTTTAGGAATCAATCCTCCTGGTCTTTTTTTCCATTGATAAAAGGCCTCAGGTGAGACGCCGAAGAACTCAGCCGCTTTGTTGGGTGTGCCAAAATACTGCTCTAACTCAGTAGTGGTCATACATTCCTCCTAAAATTTCTTAGATTCTATTTACTAACTTTATTTTGGTCAATAGAAACTAAGATAAGTTAGTTTTTTTTTACAACAAGAGGTGACGCGTGGGTACGTTAGGAACGCGGCTTAAAATGCTTAGGAAAGAAAGAAAGCTGACTCAGGCCCAGCTTGGAAAGGCAATCGGCGTGTCCGATGTGACAGTTGGGTATTGGGAGAAGGATCAGAACCAGCCCGGGGGCTTGTCTCTTACCAAACTTGCAAAATTCTTTGGTGTGTCTGAGTCTTTTATTGTATCGGGGAGAGAAGAAGGCTCTAACGTGACGTTCTCGCCTATGGGCTACAGTAAAATCCCCGTCATAAGCTGGGTGCAGGCCGGACACTGGACTTCCGCTACCGACGCTTCGAATGTTGAAGGGGTGTTAGATTACATACTCACCTCGGCACCTCACTCAATGGGTACTTTCGCACTACTCATACGTGGTAAGTCCATGGAGCCTGATTTTAGAGAAGGAGACAGCATAATTGTCGATCCTGATTTGTACCCTAAGCCAGGCGATTACGTTGTAGCAAAAAACGGAAGTGACGAGGCGACCTTTAAAAAATACAGGTCAAGAGGAGTAACAGAAGATGGCGAGGATGCCTTTGAACTCGTCCCGCTTAACGAAGATTTTGCCACCTTAAATTCTCTTCAAGAAAACATCGAAATCATCGGTGTTGTTGTAGAGCACCGCAGGAAAATGCGTTAACGCCCCCCTCCCCAAGCCTACAAAATACAAAATCTAAATATTTTTAGGTTTTGTGTTGACTAGAAAGCTAAGTTATTTTAGATTTTACTCCATCAGCTTCCCGCTGAAACCTCAACAAGCGAGTTAGGGTAAGGAGATCACCATGTACGGTACCGCTTTATTGCCCCGCCGTGATGTGCTTCTGGGCACGCTGATCCGTTACAACGGTAAATCATGGCTGGCGTCTGCCAACGTCGATAAAGGGCTTTATGCACGGTCTGTTTTTGAAAGTGTCCGTATTACCAGTGAAAAAATTGAAGTCGTTTTAAATAAACGCGGGCAACCGCAGGTTAATTAAATCTCAGCACAAATATATTCCGTGGCGCATGCGTCAGGGAAATCCACATTCTGAAATCAGAAAAGGACAATGAATTATGGCGCTTAACTTTGCCGTTGAATTAGAACCCGCCAGCATAATTGCCAATGAGAATCACCGAGTTGATTCTATTTCTGTTGCCGGTGAAATCATTGGTTATATCAGCGTGAATAAAGCTGATGACTGCACAACTGCTTTTAATGCCGCTGGCCGTATTAGCGATGAGCACTGCCCTAACTGCGCCCTGCGTACCCTGTTCGCCTGGAAAACAGGCCTGGACTATAACGCAGTACAAATCGCCTCTGATGAAAATCCGGCTGCTGTCGTTATGTCCGCAATTATCTCTGCCGCTGTAAGACACTGAGGAACCGGCCATGTCTGAACTTAAACCTTTCTTCGTATACCTGCGCGCCAAGAAAAAAGCAGGCCAGAAAGATCACGTTTTCTGGGAAACGCGCGCTAATGAAAATCGCGTTATTCGCGATGCCGTTAACGCCATGGAAGACGCCGGACTCAGTGAGGAAGATTTCTTTTCCCCTGCTGTAACCAATTTCCATGTGGTTGACGATCTGCCGCCCGAGGGTGTGCTTGATTCTGCCTGGTGCGAGCGCTACCAGCTTGCCAACGACAAAATGAACTGGGAGAAAATCCCCGGCGCCGAACGCTCAACCACTGTTGAACCCGATGCACCAGCAACGGTTAATCCTGTCGTTGAAACTGAAACCACGCAGGCCGGCATTATTTCCCTGGAAGATTTGACCGTTGAACAGGCTGTTATCGGTGCATGGATTTTTGGTACCCAACGCGAATACACCAAAGAGGATTTAGCCGCGGTAACTGCGCTCGCGATGGATACCGACGAATCTTACCCGCAAAACCTGCTACTGGTGGCGCGCAATACCAAAGTGATGCAGTTGCAACACGCCTACCGGTTAACGGTTGCAGAATGGGTTGAAGCGGCTAAATCCGTGTGGGTGCCCGGTACCGCCGTTCCGCAGGTTTCTGACCTGCTGAAATTCTCTGGCGAATGGCTGGACGCGCACAATGATGCCTCGGCCCGCGCCCAGGGTAATCACAGTCGCCGCAGTGACGTTACAGGGAAATGGGCTGCCCGTATCGCTGGCAAATCTCAAACCGTGACCACCTCCACCGTGACAGAGAAAACCGCCAGCGGCGCCACGGCGGGCGGAGGGATTAAAACTGATCGCAATCCTGACTATGAACATACCCTGCAAACGCTGGGTATCGAAATTGCCTGCGCCCTGTTCCCTTCTGATTTCGACATTTACGAAATCCCCACGCCGATTTTCCGTAGGGCTAAGGAAATGGTCGCAGAACGTCATGAGACCTGGGCGGCATGGAATCGCGCCCTGAGCAACACGCCAGGCATCCTTGATAACTCGCGTGCGGCCATCTTTGCGCTGATCCGCTCTGCGCCGGAAGACATTCACCTTACCCCGGGGCAGTTGCAGTACTACATCAATAAAACCCTGGCTGAAACAGACCACGCCAATCCGTCACAGGAAACGCTTGCGGCTGCTCACAGCAAGGTTAAAGCCAGTACACCAGATCCAGAGACTGCCCCTGCAACAACGGCAGCGCCAGTGGCTGACGAGCCTATTAAAAATATGGGTAACGGCATATTCGATGTTACTGCCCTGCTGAGTGAAACCGCCGCGCCACAGATGGAAACGCCTGCGCCAGTGACGGAACCGGTAACAGAAGTGCCAGCAGAAACCGCCTCAAATGAGGGTGAAAAAACGGAAGTGGTGCCGGAAGTCCCTAATGTGGCTGAAGCTTTCCCTGCCGTGTTTGAGCCTGGCCGTTATGAAAACATCCCTAACGAGGCTTACCACGCCGCCAGCGGTATCAGCAGCAGCATGGTTAAAGATGCGCGGATCAGCCTGATGTATTTCCACGGCCGCCACGTTGAAAAAACCATACCGCGCGAAGAAACAAAGCCGCTGCGTTTCGGTACCGAACTGCACGCCCTGACGCTGGAGCCAGAAAAATTCGCTGAGGATTTTGTTGTTTACCCTGGGCTGCCAGAAGGGGCCATTTCCACCACCAGCGAAATGAAAAAAATCATCGAGGATTACAACGCCGCGTTACCGGCGCTGGCGGATCCCGATGCAATTAAAAAAATGATTGAGGCACATAACGAAAAGCTGCCTGCGCCTTTATCACTGAGCGCCAACGCAGAAGAAACGGCAATTCTTTATCAGAACCTGCCTGACGAATTCCGTCGCATCCCGGAAACGGAAAAGCATACGGCGGCGGCTATGAAAGCCTGCATCAAGGAATTCAACGCCACACTGCCACAGCCGCTTAAAACCACTGGCAGCCGCGACAGCGTTTTAGATCAGCTTGCCATTATTGCGCCTGATTTTGTCGCAGAAGAACGCGCCAAAAAGCAGCCCTACAACGTCAGCGGCAGCAAAGATGCGCTGGCCGCCGTGGTTCGTGAAATCAAGCCTGACGCAATTTTCGCTGATGAGTTTAGTGAGAACTGGCGCAAAGGCGCTGAGGGGAAATGGATTGTCGGTGATACGGATTTCACACTCTTACAGGCACTAAACAACGCCGTTTATGCGCACCCGTCCGTATCCAACCTGCTTAACCACCCGTCACGCGTTAACGAGGTGAGTTACTTCGGTATGGATGACGAAACCGGCTTAGAGGTGCGCGTACGTCCAGATATTGAACTGGAAATTGACGGCATACGCATTGCTGCTGACCTGAAAACCACCAGCATGGGCCGCATTAAGCAGGACTACTTACGCGCCCGCCTGCACCGCGAAATCACAGAACGCGATTACCACCTCAGCGCGGCGATGTATTCCGAGGTTGCTGGTTTCGATCAGTTCTTCTGGATCTTCGTCAACAAAGACCCTGGCTACCACTGGGTAGCGGTTATTGAGGCGTCACAGGATTTGCTTGAACTGGGCTCGCTTGAATATCACCGCACCATGTCAGCTATCGCCCGCGCGTATGACACCGGTATCTGGCCTGCGCCGATTACCGACGATTACACCGATGAACTGAATGATTTTGATTTGCGCCGTCTCGAAATGCTGCGCCCCGTTTAAGGAAACCAGATTATGACTACCGAAATCGTAGCCTCAGAAAATAAGAATCAGAAAATCGATAACATTTCGATTCTGACCAACGGTGATTTATTTAACCGCATGCAGTCTCTTGCCACCGTCATGGCGGCCAGTGGGGAGTTTGTGCCGTCACATTTCAGGGGAAAACCAGAAGCGTGCATGGCAGTTGTCATGCAGGCCGCGCGCTGGGGCCTTGACCCGTTCGCCGTCGCTCAGAAAACCCATATTGTCAGCGGCACCCTGGGCTATGAGGCTCAACTGGTCAACGCAGTGATCAATACCATGTCGCCAACAAAAGACCGCCTTCACTTTGATTGGTTTGGCCCGTGGGAAAACGTCATTGGCCGCTTTGAAGAAAAGACCAGTTCCAAGGGCAACAAATATATTGCTCCGGCCTGGAGTCTGAAAGATGAGGCTGGCATTGGGGTAAAGGTCTGGGCGACGCTCAAAAATGAAAACGAGCCTCGCGAACTGACTATTTTGCTGTCACAGGCGCAGGTGCGCAACTCAACATTGTGGGCCAGCGATCCCCGCCAGCAACTGGCCTACCTCGCAACTAAGCGCTGGGCGCGTCTCTACTGCCCTGATGTGATTTTAGGGGTATACACGCCTGACGAAACGGAAGAACGACAGGAGCGTGAAGTATTCGACGCGCCGGAATCACGCGTAAATCTGGCCGGGCTTACTTCGGCAGCATCATCGGAAAATGCCGCAGCAGAGCCAGTGCAGGCCAACACCCAGCCCACGACCAACACGGCGGACTTAGCCGAAAAATTTCGTCAGGCCATCATCAACGCAGATGCTCCGGCAGTCGTTCAGACCCTGCGCGGTGAAATCGATAAAGCAAAATCCAGCCTCGGTACCGCGCTGTTTGTCGAATTAAAAAATCGCGCCGTTGCCCGGTTCTACCTGCTGACCGCGATCGAAAAACTCAATCAGGCGATCAACGAACTGCCGAAGCCCGGCGTTGATGGTGCCAGTGATGCATTTGCCGCGCTGGAACGCCTGTACACCAGCAATAAACGTCATCTGGGCGCCGAACTGGAAGAACAGTACAGCGTTACCCTGGCCGACATGAAACCCGAATACGCCGCATAACTCGTCGGCCCTTCGGGGCCGGTTAAGGAAACAGACATGAGCCACGATTTCACCGGCCTGAAATATGCCAAACGGTTTAAGCCCGACGATGATTGCGATCACACTGCGCTGATCGTCTGGGGAATGCGCCGCCGCGCCAATATCCGTAACGGCATTAATGCACCGCGTCCGGTACCAGTAAAAGTGATTGAGGTTGAAGCCAATGACGAACGTAAGTCACCTAAAGCAAAGCGCGCGAAATCTGCTGGAAAGCCTGCCAGCGCCACAGGCAGAGCTTTTAACTCTCCTGTTGGAAGCGTTCGAAAAAGAGCAGCAGCGCAGCGCTGTGCTGGCTGAGGCTGCCAGATTTGTGGCCTCGTCCGCCAACTGGATTCAGCGCGACGAAAATATCTGGGAGTGGCACGCGTCACCCCGCAAAGAATTTATGCAGGTGCTTAACAGCGCCTTAGCCCAAACGGAGATAAAACCGTGAAAAATCAGTTTAGCGGCCTGTCAGGAAAAGAGCTTGTAGCAGCCGGCCACCGGTTCGCGAAATCGCTGGATGCCGATGCACCTCTGATCGAAATAGCCAAGCTGTTTAGCGAAATGGCTTCTCGCCTGGATTGTGCTTTAGCGCGTGGCGATGAGCTTACCGTTAACTGGAAAATCGTCGGCGAGTCTGGCGAACCAGAACTGCCAATTGGTGACAGCAAATCATTTTGGGTTTGCTATCGCAGCAATGGCGACAATAAGTTACGTGTTTCTCAAGCAGTTTGGTTCAATCAACCGAAGCCGGATGACGATGATGCAGATTGTGAGCTTTACACGCCGGATGGAGAACCCTATTGGCCTGTAGGGTGGCACGAAGCTTACTGTCATGAAGAGTTCTCGACCTATTACCTCGGTTGGGATTGCGGCCAGATACTTGCTTACGCTGAACTGAAATTGCCTCAGATTCCTGTGCAACTTCTCTCCGGCACCCATGACACTGCGGATAAGGAGGGTTGAAATGGAACCAATAAATTTTTGGGATGCATTTGGCAAGGTATGCAAGCGCAGAACAAGAACCTTTGTCGTAACAAGCCGCTTTTATTATGGCTCGTTGAGCCATGTCAACTTCATGAAATGGAGGAATGCGCCATGACAACTAATTCCCCAAATCCAGTTGTTGGTGATGTGCAGGCGCTGATTGAGCGATTAAACAGGATTGCTGCAAGGCTTAAATGGAACAACATTGGCTATGCGCAGGACGTACTTAAAGCGGTTGATTTGCTCACCACGCCGCCCGCTCAGATTTTGCGCCCGGTGGAGTTGCCAGGCTTTAAAAAATGTCCACAAGAACATGTTGGCAGTCAGTTTTGGATTGAAATTAATGCCTGGAATGAGGCAGTCATTGCGTGCGCTGAAACATTGCGGCAGCAGGGTTACGAGGTGAAATCATGAAACACGTCACCGCCACCGAAGTGATGATTGAGCACAACGATCAGTTAGCGCGAAATCCACGTCACCTGAAACGCCTCATGGAGTTCTGGCCGCGTGAGAATATCGTGCACTGCATGGCGAAATTACTTCTGGAAGAAATCGAGCGTAAAAATGCTAAAGAGGAACCATGAAATATAAATTTTCTCTTAGCCTGGCGGTGCGCAAGTTGTGCCGCCGCCAAGGCCTCTATCTGAGTCAATTTTCAGAACGTGCGGCTATTTCAAAATCGACGCTTCAGGATGCAATGAAAACCAACTCACCCAGGCTTGAAACCTGCGAACGTTGTGCGGCGGGCTTTGGCCTTACTCTGGCAGAATTTATCGCGGAAGGTTATCCCTGCGCGGCAGGCATTACCCGTTCAACTCTCGCCCGTAAGGAGGCCAGATGAGCCGGACAATTAAACTACAGGACTGGGCTAAGGAAGAATTTGACGAGCCGGTACCAAGCCTGCCCTCTCTCCTGCGATATGCCAAGAATGGCATGATATCGCCGCAGCCAGTGAAGGCCGGCCGCTGCTGGCGCGTCGAGCGTAACGCCCGGTTTATCGGGCTTACCACTAAACCAGTAGTAAAAAAATCAGATGACCAAAGACTGAAAAGGATTCTGGAAGATGGCTCGTCCACGTAAATACAACGTAACTATTCCGGGGCTGTCGTGTTTCACGGATGCCAGAACGAAGCGCGTTTACTGGCGCTATAAGCACCCGGTAACGGGAAAGTTTCACGGTCTGGGTACTGATGAGGAGGCGGCAAAGGAGATTGCCGCCGAGGCCAACAGGCGTCTTACCGAAAATCAATTGGCAAATTTACTGCGTGCCAGGGAGGAAATTGCACGCGGGGTTAATCAGAGCATAACAACCCAAGGCTGGGTTACTCGCTATAAAACGATCCAGGCCGAAAAAATTGCTTCGGGGGAAATCAAGGAAAGCACGGTCAAAGGCCGCGAGTCCGCCCTGAAATTACTGGTTGAGCATTTGGGTATAAAGCCCCTTGCGGAAACGGGTACGCGTGATGTGGCAGCAATTATCGACTCACTCACTGCTCGAGGCGTTCCGCGAATGGCGCAGATGACGCGAACGGTTTTAGTCGATGTTTTCAAAGAGGCCCAACACGCTGGCGAAGTGCCTCCGGGCTTCAACCCTGCACTGGCCACCAAAAAACCACGGGCTAAAGTCACTCGCCAGAGGCTTTCATTTGATGAGTGGAAAATGATTTATGCCGAGGCCGTCAAAATGCAACCGTGGAACTCACGTTCAATGCTTCTTGCTCTTGTCACTGGTCAGCGGCTGGGTGACATCGCGAAAATGAAATTCGCTGATATATGGGATGACGCCTTACATATTGAACAAATAAAAACTGGCGCCAAGGTTGCGATCCCACTATCTCTTCATTGCGTTTCGCTGGGAATGTCTCTGAGGGATGTGATAGCAGAGTGCAGGGATTCGATACTTAGCCCATGGCTTTTACATCATCATCACAGCATAGCAGGTAGTGAACGTGGAGGGCCGCTCGCCACTGATACCATCACTATGGGTTTCAAAACAGCACGCAGCAGGACAGGTTTAAGCTGGGATGATGGCACCCCACCCACTTTTCATGAGCAGCGCTCATTGTCAGAACGGCTATACCGTGCGCAGGGAGTGGATACACAAACGTTACTGGGCCACAAGAGCAGTAAAATGACCGATGAATACAACAATGATCGTGGTAAGGATTGGAAGATTGTGGCTATTTAGCAGCCAGTTTTGCAGAAGAGTTTTGCTGGGATTTTGCAGAATAAATTTAAAATTAATCAAATCAATCAGTTAATTGATTATCCGAATTTCAGCTCAGAACACCAATCGTCACGGTAAACCCAAGCGTAATCGTCAGGCCGCCCGCAAGAAGCATCTGCGTGCGGGTACTCATGGTTTTTTTAATAGGTTGAGTGGTCAT